GCAGGACTTGGTCGAAGGTGTCCTTGATCTTTTGCGTCGTCAGGTTGGTGGCCATGGTGGTTGTTCCTTACAGTAGGATCGCGGGCAGTACGACTGTAGCACCTAAGGCTGTTGCGATGAAGTCCCTGTGCGTTGGTGGGTATTCTGTGTCGTTAGGGCCATTACCCGACAAACCTATTCCTGTAAGCATCGTACCGAAGCGTAATGGACTTGATATTGTTGTCGAGAGCATAGTTCCCGCCCTGCAAGACGATATTCCCAGCCGCAGATCGCACGGTGATGGGGTCTGTCGCTCCAGCCTGCGCGTGGATGGTAACTTCAAACCCAATTGGGAACCGCTGAGACCCGTCAGCGGCAATAACCGTGTCAAGGTTTGCACCGGCGCCAGTGCCGGATGAAAGCGCCCACACCCCAACGCCCACTAGCGTTGCCGTAGCCCCAGACATCGTCACGGCATTGTTTTGCAGGATCGGCGCGGTTGAATAGCCAGAGAATTGATTGGTGCTTCTGATCTCAAAGTTTTTGATGCGCGTTGATGCGTTTCCAGCCCTAATGTTGTATGGAAGCGTGCCGCCGTTTTGAACAAACGTGCAAGCATCAATGAGCATCCCATCCACATCAGCGACGAGAATATGCTCGTTTGCGGAGTAAATTGACCCAAACCTGCACCCCTGCACGACGTGGGCAGCGGCGCGATTTGTTGCAACATTCAACAGCGGGCGCGCGTTTTCAAAACCACACCCGATAAGGACGACTTGTTTGCCTTCGCTGTAAAGGCCGGCACCATCAAGGCCAGCAGCAACCCTAGTCTGGTTTGCGTTAAAGATGGTCTCAATAAACGTGATACGGCTCGGGCTTTGCGTTGATGCCTGAGTTGTCAGGGCTGCGTTGTTTCTGGTTCCTGATCCAGTTCCACCATTCTGGGTGATAGATGAGGCGATGCACGACGCCTCAAGAACAGTTCCCGACAAAGACAGGCCCTCATCCACGCAGAAAGAAATCAGAACGTCATCAAGGTGAAGGCGCTGGACAAACGGGCCAGCCGTTGAAGTCCCGACAGCCCGTAAGCCATACCGACCGCAATCTACAATATCAAACTGCCGCAGAGTGATCGTGTCCACAAAGGTAGCGCCAGACGGTGAGAGAGAGATGCCGTCCTGCGCTGCCATAGCTAGGTCACCAACAATTTTCGCATTCTCAAATGTGATGCGGACTGTGGAGCTGTCAGTCGGAACCCTAAATACCGCAGCGTTGGTAGCAGGCGAAAAGATGGTGTTTCTGCGGCTTGCACCCTTAATCCAAACGTCCGAACGAATGATGACGTTGAAACGGTAAACGCCGACCGGGAATGTCAGAGGACCAAGCCGCTCGGTGCTTTGGCTGATGAAGTCGATTACCTTTTGAACCACAGTGGTCTGGTCAAGCACGTTGCTTGGAACAATGCCCCAAGCGGCTGCATTGAAGCCACCATCTGCTCCTGTTTTCGCATAGAGCTTCACACCGCCAGCCGTTGTGACGTGCTGGTCGGTGGCCCCGGATGCTGCAACCTCGTAGGCAAACCCTTCCTCACGCGTCTGTACGACGTCGCCCGTAGCGGCCACGAGTGTCGTGTCGGCGAGCAGTGCAGCCACGTCTTTGAACCAGTGCAGCCGCGAGGCATCAGACCCCTGCAGCGTGTTGGTCGCACTGTCGATCGTCTTGTTGGTCAGAACTCCCGAGCCTGCCAGTGTGGCGAAGTCGCCATCGGTAAGCGCGGTGTTGAACTGGGCGGTCGTGCCCGTGATGGTGTTGGACCCGAGAGCCATGGTCTTATTCGATAAGACCTGCACATCAGCCTGCATACCCTCAGCCAGCTGCGAGCGCGAGATGCGCTTGGTCTCGCTGGCCGTTGCGTCGAAGATCACGAGATCGTCGTTATTGGCGCTGTTTGCGCCAGAGAGAGCCGTGAGGTCTGTGATCCGCTTGCCGGGCATGGGCGTGTCCTCTTGTGAGTGTAGCGAGGCCCCGAAGGGCCTCGCAGTTATTAGACAAGGACGTAATCGAAGATCACGTCGATGTGCGTTGCAGTCGTCACGTTGCTGCCAGTCTTGCCTACGGTGACGGCCGTACCCGCGTCGTTTGCGGTGTAAGACGCACCATCTGCAAGGACAGCCGCACCAGTGCCACCATCGGTCAGCACCGTGCTCTGCGTCAGGTTAGCCTGAGCAAAGGCAACGAGCTTACGTCCGGTGGACAGCGTGCCGAGTACATCCACTGTGGTCACAGCGCCAGCAGCACCACCAACGGCGATAGCTTTGCACGACACCATGCGGATGGACTTGCCAGCAACGGCCGGAACAAGCGTGGCACCAGCGTTGATCTCAGCGATCGTAAACCGCTGACGCACGTTCTGGACCATGCCGGTAATCGACACAGTACCCGTTACGGTCAGCGTCTGCAGAGTTGCATTGCCGCTGTTGATCCGCACGTTGTCCTGCGAGATACCTGTATAGACACCCATCTTATCCTCCTGAGTTGGAGGTAGGGGCCGAAGCCCCTACCGTTAGGCCGACGGGATTTCGCCGAGTTCGGCGCCCATGTTCACCACCGCCAGAGAAACCTTCACACGAGCAGCGTCAATGCTGGCCGAGTTCAGGGTCATCAGGACGTTGGTATCGACTGCGCAGTAGTAAGCTGCAGCATCCGCGTAACCACCGGTGGTACCGACAGCGGCGTTCAGGTCGAAACCATCCAGCCAGAAATCGGTGGTGCCGCCGCCGATGCCGACGTCGATGTTAGCTGCAGCGCCTTCGGCGCGAACAACCGTACCAACACCGGACAGGACAAACGAGCCCTTCGGCAAGACAGCGATGACCAGCGTGTCGCCCGACCCCAGCGCAGCAGCGCTGGCGGCGGTGCGGGCAGCCGCGATCTTAGCGAAATCGAGGTCGATCTCGGTGACGCTAACGCGGTCTGCGCCGTTGGCGGTGAAGCCAGCCGAGTTCTTGTAGAACCCGAGAGAGTCAGTGTAAGCAACCATGATCTGGTCTCCTTATGCGAACTGGACGACGGCTTGCGCCAGCGCCTCAGGCTTCGTGACTTTGTAGCCGTACACCTGCAGGCCGCGCACGATGTTGCCGAAGGTGGACTGGGCACGGATAGTTTCCATCTCAGTCATCTGCGACGCGAAGGTGAAGCCCATCTTGTGACCGGCGATGATCGAAGTCTTGCCGGACGAGACGTTCAGGTTGTGCGACACGTAGAGGGTGAAGCGGTCGATCATGCCGAGACGGCCGTTGCGGACCGGGCTGGTGCTGTCGCCGGTCAGCGAAGCATCCTTGAGTTCGGACTTCTTGATGAGACCAGCCATGCGGGCCGGGATCACAAGGTAGCGGTCCGACTCCGGCACGTTGGCCTCGTCGAGCACGGTGCCCATGTCAACGATCAGGTCGACAACCGGAGTGGTGGCCGATGCGCCGTCCTTGGTCACGGTCAGCGGCGAGCCGGTCGTGCCGAGGTTGAACGCTGCCGACTGCTGACCAGCAGTGGCACCCTTGTTGGCTGCGGCGATGTCCGGCAGCATGTCGGTCAGCACGCGCTGGTCGATCTTCACCTTCATCTGCTCGGAAGCGTCTTTCGACCACATGTCCATCAGCTTGATGTCCGACTGAACACGGTCGATGTCGTCTTCGATGCAGGAGAAGTACTCACCTTTGTCGATGAGCAGCTGCAGCTTGGGCGAATCCGGGTTCTCGACGACAAGGTTCTGACCCTTGACGTACTCACGGATGGTGATGTTGGGCTGGGTACGGATGTTAACCGTATCGCCCATGCGGCGAATTTCGCCTTCGTAGTCGGTGTTCGAGATCGCCGACAGCACGGTGGCGTCGTAGAAGTTCTCGATCAGTTTGCCGGACCAAATCTCGGGAATAAAATTCCCCGAGTAGTCGGGACGGCCGGGAGCAACGGGATAGGCCATGTGGTGTCCTTTCACTTAGCCAGTTTATGTTATGCGACCTTCGCGCTGTGCGGCGAAGATGTCGCGTTCGATCCGGTCACGCTCCTGCTCACGACCCTTATACAGACCTTTGCGCACGTCGTCAAAGAACTTGGCAACGTCCGTCCGGTTGTATGCCTTGGCCTCATTGGCAGTCATGCTGCTCGCTGAGGTACGGCCACGCCCGGGGGAAATCTGTTTTTCGAGTTGAGAGCTGGCTACGCTCCGAGGTGATTGAGCAACAGAACCGCCATTCATTGACTGCCACGTCTTGAAGAACCCTGCGACCCGTCGTGCATCCAGCTGGTTCTGCGCGTTGTCGAGGTACGACTGCCGGGCTACGCCCGACAACGGATCGACTTCAAGCAGCCAGTTGTGGAAGCCCTGCTCGGCGTTGATTTCACGCCAATCTGGGACTTCTGCCGACAGTTCAGACCAGAACATCTGCTCAGAGTTAAGCGCCTGTCGCTGTGCAACGCTCTCCACCTTGGGGACGACAGTGGTCTGCATCTGCATGACCAACCGTTTGAGTTCCGCGACCTCCTGCTGCGATGCAGCAACTTCTTCGCGGGCGGCACGGCGCATGACCTCAATCGAGTCGCCGTAATCCTCAACGTCCTTGTCGGTGATGAGCTTCGCCGCGGCAACCTGTGCAGTGTTTACCTGCTGGGGCGCGGAAAGCGACGCGATCAGCTGTTCGAGCTGAGTGACGCGTTGACCCATCTGATTGTTCTCCGCCCGGAGGCGGGCCGTATCAGCGTTGTACATACCTTGAAGGGTACGATACCGCTGCTCGGCGGTCGGGTTATCGTTCGTGGTGCCGGTTCGCCCTTGCTCTGCAGGCGCCGACTCAGCGGCAGAACCGCCCTCACCGTTGGCTTCGGTCGGCTGTTGGGCCTCACCCTCCGCCGGGGACTGGCCCTCGTCGGTCGGATTGAGTTCTTCATACAGCTTCGCAACAGCCTCGGACTGTTTGCGGATTTGCGCGGGAATAGCCATTTGGACGCTCCTCTCGGGTGTGCGTGGTTGGATCAGCTGCCCCTACGGGACTTTGCTGCTAAGTCAGGGGACTCACTGACGAGCTTGTAAAGCTCGCCTAAGA